ATCGCCAGATCCGATATGCTTCTTGTGCACGGTATGCACCCAATGCCTTCTCTGTCCTGCCATGACATCGACGGCACCCCTAGGGTAGTTAAACATTAGGGGTGTTAACAACCGTTTCACCGCGTTTGGTCCAGCGTATGTGAACCCCCATAATGGGTTGGGTAATAATACGCCAACCCATTAACACGCCTCCGGCCTCAGCCGACGGCTACACGAGACTTCGAGATCGAAGTCCCCTCCGTTCCGCCTTCTGAACTTCAGAAGACAAGGGTGTGGTCCGTTAGTGCAGTGCACCAGGGTGGACCAGTCCCTGGAGTCAAAATCCGAAAAACTCTGGAGTTCCCCAGACCAACGGTGTAGCCCCTAAATCGGGCAACCGTCCAGGACGATCCCAATAGATCTTAGGCATCGAAGGAAAATCTAAAGATTCTCCAAGCAAATATGCACCTACAACAACCATGGACAAACCAGCTAGGTTGTATGCTGCTACAGCCGCCACAGCCCCATAAGGGCCTCCTACAGCTGCTCCTGCACCCGCAGCCATGGCGTCAAAGGGACCAGGTATCAACAACGCAGTCCCATAAACCATCAAAGCACCACCGACATTCTGTCGCGTCATCCCACCAACAGTGGAATGATAGAGGTGAACAGCTAGTTCCCACTCAGCGTGCTCGAACGGGACACCTGTACCAGTAGGAGTAGTCCCATCCATAGTGAACCAAAAATCCCGATCAGTAACGGGAGCATGGCCATGTGTTTCAGGCCATTTTTCCAAGTCTTGGCGATACCATCGTTCCATGCTAACGCCTCTTCGAAGCGCTCACCAACTTGCGACCTTTCTTCTTACCATTCGGGTAAATGTAGCGAACCTTACGTTTTCCTTTACGGAAAATCTTACCCTTCTTCCAAGTCTTCCTGCGGGCCATCAAGCACACCCCGCAAACGCCAATGCTTCTGTCACGGCACCAGCCTGCCAGAGCACGAATACGATTACAGCTGTAATCAGTTGGTTGTCTTTCACCAACTGGAGAACCTGCGCACCCTTAGCCAGGGGCGCAACCTGCTGGAGTGGATCTGGAACACTAGCCATATCATCACTGCCCCATGGGAGCCGCCATTACTCCCTTGTAACTACCAGGCACCAGGTGCACCTGGACTAAACTTGTTGGTGCTGTAGTAGTACCACCATCAGCAACTGCTCGAGCACCGAGGTATAATCTAACAAGACCACACTGTGCCACGAACCCGGGCACAACACCAAGACCAACTGTCGCAGCTGCAATACCTAACTGCTGTGGCCAAGCAGCATCAGAGTTCGTATCATTACCAGGATAGTCATCATGGTCATACGGAGGCTCGTCATTCTCGTCCTCCATATCATCAGCGACAGCAGGAGCGACGTCGTCTAAATCATCAGCAAGGGCTGTATACATATTCGAAGAATACTCTGCCGGGAGTTCCGGGTCCTCAGACTGGACAGTAGCCCGAGACTGTTGATAGCCCAAAATCAACCCTCTATCGGTGGAACTCACATCCCCACCGATTATGTGCATATACCACTCAGCAATAGCATGAGAATCATCCTGTATATGCAGAACCGAGTAATCCCACTCTCCAGTTCCTACAGCTGCACCATCGCCGGCTACAACGCCGAGACTGGTTCCTGCTCGATGTGCATCATCAAGATACACTTTGAAATCCTCCCACGTCGGCTTAGCCGACTTCCCGATCAGACGACGGGCTCTGCGCTGTTGCGCAATCCAATGAGCATACGCCTTCTTCCAGGCGTTATGCACTACCCAGGTATTACCTGCTGTAGAACATGACAAACTGACATTCAATATCGCTTGTGGATTTGCCCCATAGGCAAACACGACCTTACCAACTGCGTATTCCATTCCCTGACGATACGCACGCCGATTAACCTGAGACAGGCCCTCGGCGAGATCAATATACGATGCTCCATTAGGAACTTCGTAGTTTAGCACAGTCTGTGCCGGCTGCATAGCCTACCGGTGCAATTTGCACACTATAATCATTCTTCCTCAGATGCGGAAGAAATCCTCGTTGGCTTCCCGCATGCAGCGCAAAGCCAGCCTTGCACGCCAACAGGGCGTGGTCTCCTACAGGAGCAAGGCATCACACACCACCTCGAGCAATATACGTCTTCTCTATCGCATGGTGGTGCGTGAAATACACATGGGGATGTTCCTCCGCTATCTGCTCCGGCGTCATCCCATGTTTCACCAAACAGTCGAGGGCGATCTCTTTCTGAGCAGGACGGACCACCGCCTGGCTCTCCGGTCGCCACTCTCCAAACTCCCCCAGGGCAATCACCCGAGACTCTGCCTTGCGACAGTAGTCTCGTGCTTCCGTTCTCGTCCCCTTCCGGGATTCCAAATGACTAGGAAACGCCTTGCGAACCTCGCTAAGTCGTCGAGAACTCTTCCACTCAGTATACACTTGAGCATGAATTCGCCCAGAATCTGGGCAAAGTTCAATCTGACCGATAAAATATCGGATGCGCGTGTCCTCACGCAGCCCATCTACGAGCACTCTTACCAGAGCGATAAACTCGTCGTCAGCCATATCGCCAGATCCGATATGCTTCTTGTGCACGGTATGCACCCAATGCCTTCTCTGTCCTGCCATGACATCGACGGCACCCCTAGGGTAGTTAAACATTAGGGGTGTTAACAACCGTTTCACCGCGTTTGGTCCAGCGTATGTGAA